TCCTCTGATTAAATGAAGTGGAGTACCCCCGCGTTGCTCCTCAGTAGCTCAATGGTAGAGCATTCGGCTGTTAACCGAAGGGTTGTAGGTTCGAGTCCTACCTGAGGAGCCAATTCCTTTCCCTCCATTGACTTGCATGCCCGTTTGTTAACGCCATCCTCTCGCGCAGCCGCGTAGTCTTTGGAAGGACTTCACCTCTCCATTCGTCTCTCCGTTCGTTCCCGCCACAGTTGGCCCGCCAATTCCGCACCGGTTCCACTCCGTCTCCGCGTCCCGTCTCTGCGTCTCAAGTTCCGTCTTTGGGAGTTCGTTAACGCCAGCTCTAAAACCCAGACGCCGAGTGAGACATCTTCCACGTTCGTTGCGTATATAGTGAACGGACGCGGAAACGACCCGCGTCGATAATCCCACCAGACGGCGCGTCGACCGCAAAGCGGACATCGTCGTGGGTGGCCTCCAAGGAGACCGCTCATGAAGGAACGCGATGCCGATCGCGCCGAGGCCGTGCGCCAAATCGCCGCAGTGCTAGCGGCGGCGTACTTGCGCCTGCGCTTCCCCGAAGCGCCCCAGCCTCAAGTTGACTGTGCCGAGAATTCCCGCCCTCATGTGACTGCTGGTTAACACTATGAGAACAGAGACCAACAGATCCACTGCCCTGCGCGAACAGATTGAGGCTTTGCGCCACATGACCGTCGGGCAGCTCAAAGAAAAGTACCGTGAGGCGTTCGGCGAAACGAGCCGGTCAAATCACAAACAGTTCCTCTTCCGGCGCGTCGCCTGGCGATTGCAGGCGAACGCCCATGGCGGCCTCTCGGAACGCGCGCGTCGACGCGCCCTGGAGATCGCCAACGACGCCGACCTCAGGATTCGCGCGCCCAAGAACTTCTTGAAGGAGGACTTGGACGAGACACGCGCAATCGAAGCGCACGTCGCGCCGACCCAGGACCCACGACTCCCGATGGCCGGGTCCGAACTGGTGCGGCGATACCGGGGGAAGGACATCGTCGTGCGCGTCCGCGAGGACGGATTCGAGTACGACGGCCACATCCACCGTTCCTTGAGTTCCGCCGTGCGACAGGCCACCGGCACACCCTGGAACGGGTTTGCGTTTTTCGGGCTGGGCGGAAAGCCAGGGAGGAAGCATGGCAGCCGCGACTAACCTCACTCCCTTGCCGAAGCCCATCCGATGTGCGATCTACACGCGCAAGTCAACGGACGAGGGCCTGAACCAAGACTTCAATTCCCTCGACGCGCAGCGCGAGGCGGCCGAGGCATACATCCTTAGCCAAAAGCACGACGGCTGGACGTTGGTGCCCACGCAGTACAGCGACGGCGGGTACACCGGCGCGAATATCGAACGGCCCGGCGTGCGTCAGCTACTCGCCGACATCGAAGCCGGCAAGATCGACTGCGTGGTCGTCTACAAGGTTGATCGTCTGAGCCGGTCCCTGATCGACTTCGCCCGGATGATGGGTTTGTTCGAGAAGCACGGCGTGTGCTTCGTCTCCGTCACGCAGCAGTTCAATACGAACACGCCCCTCGGACGCCTGACCCTGAACATCCTCCTCTCCTTCGCGCAGTTCGAACGCGAGATCATCTCCGACCGCACGCGCGACAAGCAGGTCGCCGCGCGCAAGAAAGGTAAGTGGACCGGCGGCCACATCCTATTGGGCTACGACCTCGACCAGCAGAGCAAGAAGCTGGTGATCAACCCCGAGGAGGCTAGCCGCATCCGGGAGATGTTCAACCTCTACCTGGAAGGCACGTCGGTAATAGAGATCGTTCAACTATTCGACAGGCGTGGCTGGCGAAACAAGCAGTGGACCACCCAGGACGGCAAGCTGTACGGCGGCAGCCCACTGCGCCGGTGCCACATCTACAATCTGCTGGGCAACATCCTCTACACCGGACAGGTGAAGGTCGGGGACGAAGTCTACCCCGGCGAGCACGAGGCCATCATCGACCAGCGGACCTTCGAACTCGCACGGGTCAAGCTTCAGGAAAATACGTGGAAGGCCGGGAATCCGCATCGTGTGAAGTTCGATGCCTTGCTGCGCGGACTGATCTACTGCTCGTGCTGCGGGTCGGGCATGTATTCGACGTACTCGGCCAACAAGCAGCGTCGCTACCGCTACTACGTCTGCTACCGGTCGCAGCAGAAGGTTGACGGCTACTGCAACTCCCGGTCGGTGTCCGCTCCGTCCGTTGAGGAGGCCGTCGTCGAAAGCATCCGGCGCGTTGGCGTTCATCCCGACGTGCTTGCCGAGACGGCGCACACGGCCCGCCAGCGCCTCGGGGAAATTCTCAGCGGCCTCCGCGACGAACTGAATACGGTGAACGGTCGCGTAAAGAACCTGAAGTCCCAGGTTGCTCGACTCCGAAACCCGGAACTGGCGCGGCTGGCCGAGATCCGGGAGCAGATCGCAATGGGCGAAGCCCGCGCGGAGGAACTCCGCAAGGAGATTCTGCGACGCGAGAAGCAACGGATCGACGAGAAGGATTTGCGCCGGACGATGGACTCGTTCGAGGAAGTGTGGAAGGCGATGAACCTGGAAGAGCAGCGCACGCTTCTGAGGCAGCTTGTCGAGAAGGTCGGCTACGACGGCCGCACCGGCAAGGTGACCGTGAGCTTCAAGTCTGCTGGCGTCAAGGAACTGGTTCAGAAGGAGGCGGTCCGATGAAGAACACCAGCGATACCCTTCAGATCGAAATCACCGTTGCCCAACCAAATGGCCGCAGCAGGTCTTGCCGGACCAAGGCACCCAACGCGCCGGAGCCGCCGCGCATCCCACGAATCGCTCGGCTCATGGCTCTTGCCATTAAGTTCCAGGACATCGTCGACCGCGGCGAAGTCCGCGACTATGCCGACCTCGCTCGTCTCGGGTACGTTTCGCGTGCAAGGATTACCCAGATCATGAACATGCTGAACCTCGCGCCAGACATTCAGGAGCGTCTGCTAACGTCCCCAATTGCATTGAACGAATCAAGAATCAGAGCAGTGGTTCGGCACGTCCTTTGGGAGCAGCAACGTTCGGCTTTTTCTCCGCTGCATTAGATGCAGAGGAACCCGTACAGGTGCGCGCGCCCTTTGGGATGCGCGACAATACACTCTATTGTGGTTTTGCCAAACTGAGAATTGAAGATGTCGGCGGTACATAACCCCCTACCGATAATCCAACCTGGTCCGCATCAGGACTCGCGTGGCCTTGTACTGAGCCATGCCGCCAACGAACACGTATTCGGGGTTGTTGGGCACGTCGGCTCCGGCACTTCGGAGATCGCAAAGGCCCTGCGCGATATCCTGAACGATCCCACACTGCCAGGCGGCGCATTCGATTGCGAGATCCTTAAGGCGCGCGACGCCATTTTGGGCTGGGCGGGCCGGAATGGAAAGGCCGTGCCAGCGGGCGGTGATCGGTCCTTAACGGCAACTGAGCAACTCCAAGATCTCGGCGACGAGATGCGCTCCCAGCAAACCAGTGCTGGTGAATTGGACTGTCCAGCGGTTGCAAGATCTCTGATCCTAACGATCCGCACAACTCGCGCAACCAAGTTGGGCGTACCCTCGAACGACGCCGTGCCCGTGGTGCCAGACGGAAGGCGTCGTGCGTACATCCTCGATTCGCTGAGACATCCGGCAGAGGTCGAGCTGCTGCGCCACGTTTACCAAGAGGCATTTGTTCTCATTGGCGTGGTCTGCGAGGAGAAGAAGAGACTTGATCGGATAGTGCACAAGTACGCGGATGCCGGTCATGAGCGGGCCAAGGCTTTCATGAAGAGGGACGCCGAGGCCAAGGAGAAGCACGGCCAGCACGTCGCCGACACGTTTCACTTGTCGGATTTTTTTGTCGATAATACGGTTGATCGTCTCCAACCAAACGGTGACGCCAATCCGGCCTGGGACATCAATGAAAGGCTCGCCAGACTGGTCAACATCTTGACGCATTCCGACGTGGTTCGACCCGACATGGCTGAGACGGCCATGCACCATGCCCACGGCGCGATGATGCAGAGCGCGTGTATGTCACGGCAGGTTGGAGCCGCTTTGGTCGACCGGGCGGGCAATATCATCTCAACGGGAACGAATGAAGTCCCCAAAGCCGGGGGCGGCGTCTACGGCGAGACCTTCGGGCGATCCGAGATCGATGATCGATGCGCCCTCAGGCGGACGGCGGACAAACGCTATTGCAGCAATACTCGCGAGCAGAATCGAATCATCGAAGATCTGATTTCCGAGATTCCTGAACTCGCCGCACTCGACGCCGACCGGAAGCGGGCTCTGGCCGTTGACCTACGGCGCACACGGATCGGGGGCCTGCTTGAGTTCAGTAGGGCGGTGCACGCCGAGATGGATGCACTGCTTTCTGCAGCTCGTGAGGGATTCTCCCTCGTCGGGACACGTCTCTTCGTGACGACTTTCCCGTGCCATTACTGTGCGCGACATCTTGTGACAGCGGGTGTGGATGAAGTTCAATACATCGAACCATATCCGAAGAGCCAAGCTCTCGATTTACACGAAGACGCGATTCAGGTCGAAGGGTCTGGCTGGAAGCAGCCCAGCGAAGGCGGCACGAAGGTTCTCTTCCGTCCCTTTTCTGGCGTCGCCCCAAGGATGTACAAACGGTCCTTTATGAAGGATCGTGATCTCAAGAATAAGGACACAGGGCTTCGCGAGTTTGGAGATCCGACATGGGGAAGCCCGTGGCACCTGCGCCGCGTTAGCTATGTGGAATTGGAAGCAGACTTAGCGAGGACAGCGCCATGAATCAGCAAGAGCAACGTCCGCGCCTTCGCCTTGTGCGAAAGCCAACACGGATTCAAGTTAATCAGGACGATTTCGTCGAACCGGGGCCACAGGCACTGTTGTTCCCCCTGCCGAAGAAAGATCTTCTCCTGTTCCTTCTCTTCCCTGGAGTGACAGAGGAAGAATTTACGGCCGCACTCGACTATGCAAGGCCGGTGATCATCCTCGAACTACGGAGGGCCCCCCGATTTGACATTGGAAGCCTGAACCGCCAAGTTGCGTTTGAGTGGTTCGAGCGCAGTCACTCAAAGTACTACGATCTGGCGCCTCAGAGTTCCGCACCGGACGATGACACTCATTGGGACCCGTTAGCGTTGGTCGAACTATTTCTCAAGCGAGTAGGGTCGAAGGTTGAAGGTCCGATCATGCTGCTGATTAACGATCGCCAGCCCGAAGACCTGGCCCCGCAGATTGCCCAGAGATTTGCCACTGCATCAAAGTCAGCGTGGAATACTTTCGAGATCCCCCAGTACGCTTGAGCGGGCACTGGACTTTGTCATTTGCCTCAAAGCTGCTCCCGTGAATGCGAAGCCCCGGTCCGGGCTACTTGACCAGTTCCATCAACTTGGAATAGCTATCGACCACATCGTACTTCACCTGGTCCGACGTAATCTTGGCGAAGAAGCGCCGGGCGCACTCGATCTTGCTTTCCTCGATCCTTCGCAAATCCATCGATGACAGGCTGCCTTTGGTTTCCGCAATGAAGTAGATGTGCTTGACGGAGCCCTGCTTGAACGCGATCGCCCAGTCCGGGTTGTAGTTGCCGACGGGCGTGGGGATCAGGAAGGCGCGAGGCAGTTTCGCATACACCTCCACCTCCGTGCCGGTGTCCAACTCGCGGACGAACTTCCGCTCCGTCTCCGCGTCCGTGAAGACGTAGTCGTATATGTGGCGGTTGGCTTTGACGGCCTTGCTGAAATTCTCCCTTGGCTTCTCCCTGGTGAAAATGTCAACATCGTGTGCGTCGTCAACGGGGTTGTACGCGAGGTGCTCGACAATCACGGTCGCCTTCTGCTCGTTGATCAGTTGCGCGGCCTTTCGAATGAAGTCTTCGGGGTTCGCGCGGTACTGGCTGAAGACCGCCGGACTGATCCTCTGAAGGATGGCTCCAATCGTGGCGCGCGTTAGTTTCGTCTCCTCGGTCAACTTGCCAATGAGATCGTACCGAACCGCGGAATGAACCGAGGTCTTCAAGTGGGCGGTCTCGGTTGCCTGGATACGGAAAGCATCACCTTTCTTCACGGCTTCATAGCTGGCGTCATCGGTTTGCTCGCCGCGTTGGATGGTGTACTGCAACGGCGTGACCTTCAGTTCCTTGTCCAATACCGCGATGCTCTTCGTCACCAATTCCTCGGTTTCGAAGTGAACCGTGTAGGCGGCCTTACGGTTAATCCGGCCCCAAAGCTCCTGGAACTCCTTCTTATGGAAGTTGGCATTCAGCGGGTTCGCTTTCATCATGCGCTCGTCCTCGATCGCCGGAAGCTGCGCGTCGCTGAACACCGTGTCGATCAACTGAAAGACCTGCGGGGCGAACGGAGCCAGATCCGCCGGCAGTGGCGCGAGCGTTCCCTCGCGTTTGGCGTCGTGATACGCGGAGGCGATCCGGTCGCCGTCATCGGTGTAGTCGTTCTTGAGCAAGTACTTGTAAATGGCTTTCGCCATCGGAGCAGTGATCTTCACCTCGCCGGTATCCGTTTTGAGGACCTTGCCGGTGAAGTACGCCTCATCTGCTTTGAGCGGCCGCGCGGAGAGCGTGGCGCTGATATCGCGTTGCAGGCCAGTCACGAAGTCCTTGTAGCTTTCGCTGGCAATGACCGTCAACACGTTGACCTGATGTACCGTCGCTGGATCGTCCATGCGATCACCCTGCTGATTCACGGCCAGGCGCAATCCGCGTCCGACTTCCTGCCGGCGGGAGACCGTGCTGTCGCTGTGCTTGAGCGTACCGATAACGAAGACGTTCGGGTTGTCCCACCCTTCGCGCAGAGCCGAGTGCGAAAAGATGAAGCGGACCGGCTCCTCGAACGACAAGAGCCGTTCTTTGTCCTTCAAAATGAGGTCGTAGGCGTCAACATCGTCGGCTTCGGTCGAACGCGCGCCGGTGCTTGGATTGACCAAACGTTTGCTCTTCTTGTCGATTGAGAAATAGCCGTTATGCGTCTCGGTTGTCGGGATGCCCTTCAGGTACCGGTTGTATGGCGAATCCTCAAGCGTGAGCACTTCGCTCAATTGGAGGTTGTACTCTTCCTCGAAGATCCGGGCATATTCGCCCGGGTTCTCGACTCCTCCGTCGTAGGAGCGGTATTTGGCGACTTCATCGATGAAGAAAAGCGTGAGGACCTTCAGCCCCTGCGCAAACAGTGCCTGCTCCTTTTCGAAGTGCGCCTTGATGGCCTCGCGGATCTGAATGCGCCGTAACGCGCCCTCCGTCACATCGCCAGTTGCCTCTCCGGCCTGGAGGATTACGCCGTTGGTGAAGTTCAGCGTGTTGTCGATGGCGTTGATGTCCGAGACAACGAATCCTTTGTATTGGTCGAGGCCGTCCGACAAATCATACAGATTGTCTTTCTTGCCGACTCTCCGCAAAACCCGTTTGATCCCTGCGGCGTGGCGGATTTCGATTTCGAGCCGCGCCTCAGGTGCTTTGGTCGTCGAGACTTGGATCGATTCGAGGTACAAGTAGGCGTTCGTCCCGGCCAGGCCCTTCACAGAAATCCCACGAACCGCAATCTTCTTCACGAGCTTCTGGTTGTAGGCGTCCAGCGCGTCCAGGCGATAGACCTTATTGTGCTCCTGCTTGTGCGTCGCGGAATACCGCAGGATCATCAGCGGATTGAACTCCTTCAGAGACTCGATCGTCTTGGCGCCCTCCATCCTCTGAGGCTCGTCCAGAATCAGGATCGGCCGATTTCGCGAGATCACGTCGATCGGGCGGCGGGACTGGAAGTCATCCAGCTCCTCGTAAATCCTGCGGGCATCCTGGCCGCGCGCATTGAACGCCTGGACGTTGATCACCATGACGTTGATTCCGGCGTCTGACGAGAAGCTTTCCAGGTTGTGAAGCTGCTTCGAGTTGTAAATGAAAAAGCGAGCACGCCTGCCGTATTGCTCCAGGAAGTGCTCAGCCGTGATTTCGAGCGATTTGAACACGCCCTCCCGAATGGCGATGCTGGGGACGACGACGATGAACTTGCTCCAACCATAACGCTGGTTAAGCTCGAACATCGTCTTGATGTAGCAGTACGTTTTGCCGGTGCCGGTCTCCATCTCAACATCGAGGTTGATGTCGCAGACCGGTGTTCGTTTGAGCGCCTCCGAGAGCGTAAGGTTCCGGCTTTGCTGGACCGTCTGAATATTCTTCAGCACTTGGCTCAATGGGATCGCCAGATCGGTGTTCTTGAAACCCGTGAACTCAAGGTTCGCGAGGAATGGAGAGTTGGGATCGATTTCGCGACCGGGATCGATCCGATAGACCACGCCGCCATTCAAAGACTGGCCCTGGAAGCTATCGACGACAGCGGCAACGGCATCATCTTGGAAGCCCTGCTGTTTGAACTTCAGCTTCATGGCTAGATCGACCGGAGCTCTGTGGATGGCGACAGGAGCTTGAAAATCTGCTCCACATTGATCTTTACGCTGTCGCTTCCATAGCTACTGTCGCGGAAGACGGCACGGAGCGGTTTCCGCTTGGCGATTTCTTTTACGAAGTCGTCACTGATGCCGGAGTCAAAGCAAGCGGCCAGGGCATTTCCGTCGACAAAGAAGACGGTCTTTTCGTGGATGGTCTCCTGTGCGATCGGCAGAGCGAGGTCAACACCCCAGTCCACCAGCACCTGAAACAACAGGTCCTCCGGCGTACGGTCACTCTTGATGTTGTCTACTTGTGCAAGCAGATCACGCTGCTTAGACTCGTCTGGCGAGTAGTAAACGTCCTTCATATTGGAACTGTCAATCTTTAGGACTCGGTAGCCGACATCTAGACCTGGTGCCGTTAGGGCGGTCTCCGTCCGCAGCTTGCTGCCAGCGCGACGTATCCTCTCTTTGGTGAGTTCCGCGATTGTGGAGTACTCGCTTTCAGGTGTTGGCTCAGGGAGCTGAATGATTATGAAACGGCGGGTGCCTTTGTCTTCGGCATTCAGTCGCATAACAGCGTGCGCAGTTGTGCCGGAACCTGCGAAGAAGTCCAAAACGATACCGCTAGAATCAGGTGTGGCTTGGGACACCAATTCGTGCAGCAACGACAGCGGCTTGGCGAACGGAAAGACCTTGTCACCAAATAGTTCCTGTATGGTCCGTGTCCCTTCCGTGGTGTACCCAACCTCCGATAGCCAAGAGGAAACCCCAGTGAATCGGTTCTTGGCGTCACGCAGGAACTTTTTCAGGCGAGGGCGGCCGTCTGGCTTCTTAGGCCAGAGGATTCGTTCCTCGGCGATAAGCTGTGCCATGCTGTCCGGCGCGTAGCCCCACCCTCTCGATGGCGAAGGCGGGTATGAGGCGCCCGTCTTCGGGTCGATGAGATCATAGTGCAGGTTCGGGCGCTCCTTCCGATTCGCGACACCTGTTAGATTGTCGCTGAACCACGGGCCGCGGGGATCGTTGTCGGGGTTGGAATACTTTTCTTCATCAATAGGAACCCCCTTAAGCGCGGCTCCCGGCTTTCGATAACACACGACATATTCGTGATCGAGCGACGCCCGATCGTCATTTCGGCTGTCAGCGACTTGGCGGCGCTGCCAGACAAACGTCGTCATGAAAGATGTCGCTCCGAAGACCTCGTCGCACAATCGACGGAGATTGGCAATCTCGTTATCATCTATCGAGACGAGAACCAGCCCATCCTCCGCCAGTAGGTTCCATGCGAGCTTGAGGCGGGGGTACAACATGCTGAGCCAGTCAGAATGGAATCTGCCGTTGCTGTCGGTGTTGAGCTGCAATCGGTTGCCACGCTCGTCGACTTGAATCGAGCGACGGAGGTACTCGTCCGAATCCGCAGCGAAGTCGTCGTCGTACAGAAAATCGTTGCCCGTGTTGTACGGCGGATCGATGTATATAACCTTCACTTGGTTCAAGTATGTTTCTTGAAGCAGTTTCAACGCATCTAGGTTGTCGCCCTCGATGAACAGATTCCGTGTGGTGTCGAAATCAATGCTCTCGCCGCGACAAGGCCGTAGGGTCTTCGCGACTGGAGCATTGGCAGCCAGCATCGCGTCGCGCTTCCCCGGCCAGTCGAGGTGATACCGTTCCCGCAGGCCGTCCACGACATGATCAGAAAGTTCTTGGCGCAGTTGATCAAAGTCCACCGAGAGAACTACCTTGCCGTGGTCATCGCGCGCTTCGGTAACGCAGTTCGGAAACAGAGCGGCGAGCTGCTGGATATTCCCTGAAACACGGTCGGGCGTGTGGAGCTTGAGCTTTTCCATCATTAGCATTCCTGGATTGCGATTTCCTCACTATTGTTGCTGAAGTCGCGCCACATCCGAGCGGCAAGCTCGAAGTGCCGAGTTCAGCTCGACCTTCCGATTGAATTGGATCTCCTTCTGGATGCGTGCCTCGAGCTTCCGGCATTCATGCTCCTTGGCGCGGATCAGGCTCGCGCGGTCGGCCATGGATTGCAGCGATTCTCCCGGCCTCGGACTCAGAGCCATAGGGCAGGCGAGCATGTGACGGTGAAGCATTTGCTCATAGAGTCCAGCGAGGTCCAGGGCAACCGGCAGCGGCGGGCGCGGTACGTTCGTGGACTGCCATGGAGTTTCAAAGTACGCTTCCACCACATTCTTTCGGCGGCTGGCTTCGCTCGGGCGTTTGTAGGCAGCGGCAAACCTTACCCTGCCATCGAAGACCAGTTCAAAGAACAGGAACGACGGAATCGCTTTGTCGAGTGTCCGCAGGACATCCTCCGCAACGTCGGCGGACTTCAGCGTGACCTCGAACACCTGGATTTCCTGCACGGGCGATTTCGATGGGAGGTTGACCGTTTCGGGCGCGAGCTTGTACTTCCAGACGATTTCACTCACCTGGGACACAAAACGATTTCGAATGGCCCGGCTCGGTTTGGCGTGGCCGTAAACTTTGGTCTTCGGGACGGGCCGATTCACTTCAGCCTGCTTGGGGTAGTCAAACATGCCGTTCAAGCGCCTCGTCTGCTTGGGGTTGTCCCCTCGTGCTCTGACCAACCACGTCGGCTTGTAGTGGCTCTTGGACCACCAGAAAGGCGATCAACTCGAAATCGTCGAGGCCGGCAACAGGATTCACCAGCGCCGTGGTCCGTGGTCCAGTGAAGAGCGTATCGAGGTCCTTCTGGTCTTTGAAGTCCGCAATCGAACGAATGGCGCGCGAGAGGAGGTCTGAATACGGCTGCATGTCGCGGCCATCCTGGGTCTTCAGATTGAATGGTTGGTACGCCTCGGGCATTGGATCGCCGCAGCCTTTGCAGGCGGATCGAACCATGTCCAGCAAACGCTTAACCTCGTTGTGGGTGACCACAACGTCGCCGTCGTCTCCGACATACACCAGGTAATACGGGTGAAGGCGATTGAGTTGATTCAAATTGATGCCCGGGTGCCGGTTCCGCAACGCGAAAATCGCACCAGGCACGAGGCCGCGTTCGCGATCCGGCGGAACGACCGCGTGCATGCCGGTCGGCACGCCGTCGAGGTCACCGTTTGCCTTAACGTAGTTGAGCAGATCCATGCGGAAATCGTTGAGGCCCAGATCGGTGATTGAGACGCCGGTTTTCAGATCCTCCAGTTCGATTACTTCTTCCTGGAGGCGCCGGAGTTGCTCCTTTCGGTAGGAGATGTCGTTGGCACGGCCGTCGAGCGGATTGTCGTCGCCGGTCGCCGTTACGTCGGCGATCACCATGCGGCTCTCCACGCGCTCTTTCAGATTGATGTATTCGTCCAGGCTGATATCCGGCCAGTAGTTGACGAGCTGGATGCATGCGTTCCGGGAGCCGATGCGGTCGATTCGTCCAAAGCGCTGGATGATTCTTACTGGGTTCCAGTGGATGTCGTAGTTGATCAGGTAGTCGCAGTCCTGAAGGTTCTGGCCTTCGGAAATACAATCCGTGGCGATGAGGAGGTCGATCTCATTTCTCTCCTCAGGAAACAGTGTGGCCTTCTCTTTGGACAGCGGGGAAAAGAGCGTCAGGATGGATTGGAAGTCGTACCCCCGCCCAATGGTCGACTTGGGCGTCTCGGTGCCGGTCACGCGTGCGGTGTGGATTCGCTGTTGCTTTAGAAGCGGGGCGGCCAGTTGATCGTACAGATAGTTGGCCGTGTCCGCGAAGGCCGTGAAGACGATTTGTTTGCGATTACCGGCGTTGATCGGGGACCGGAGCTTGGCGAGGATTTGACCTTTCAGATGCTGTAGCTTCGCGTCGTCGGCCGGCGTTATCTTGCGCATTTCGGTCAGGAGAGCCTGGATGATCGTAAGGTCCGCGCGCAGGTCATGATCCCACGCCGGGAGGTCCATGTCGGCAAGGTTGATCCGAACCTTTCCGCCGATTTCCTCGCTCGGGCCCTCGTCGAGAAGATCCGAGAACCCTTCTTCGTCATCCGGCTCCGCGTTCTCAAAAGCCGGTGAGTAATCCGTGAAATCGGCGTCGCGCCCGGTGTTCCTGAAATCCTCGATCTTGACAAGCGTCGCCAGGTGGAGAGCTTCAAGCCGCTGGAGCGTCAGGCGGAACGCCTGGACCGAACTCTCCAACCGCTTGAGGAGGTTCACCGTCATGAGTGTTTGAAGGCTTCGTTCCCGGTCCTCTTGCTTGAGCGTTCCGCCACCGCCGCGGACGTCCGTGTCGTACAGCGCCTCGTACTTGGCCCGTCTGCTTGGAAGAATGTAGCCGATTGGTGCGTATACGCCAAGCTTCATCAAAGAGAGCTGGTTAAAGATTTCGTTGAAACCGATCACGTCGGTCCGATTGGTGAGCGGGCAATGGAACGAGAGGGGTTTCAGCCGCTCTGGGAACGGGCCGATGTCCTGCGTGTTGTAGAACGTCTGGATGTGCCGGCGGGATCGCGCGATGGTAACCGAATCCAGGAGTTCAAAAAAGTCGAAATCGAGGGCTTCCAGGATCGCCGCCGGAGTCCGGGCCTCTGGAGGCAGTTTTGACCACGCGTTAAACGCCGTCTGAGCACGCCGGAAGATCTCCTCGATATTCTTCTCCGTTCGCAACTGACCCTTGAGGTGCTCGGGATCGCCTTCATGGGCCAACGCAAGTTGGTTCTTCAGATCGTTGAACCGGTTATTGACGGGGGTCGCAGAGAGCATCAGGACCTTTGTCTTGACACCCTCCTTGATCACTCGATTCATCAGCCGCTGATAACGCGTCTCGCGATCCTTGAATGCATCGTTGTTGCGGAAGTTGTGCGACTCGTCAATGACGACGAGATCATAGTTGCCCCAGTTGACCCGGTTCAAGGGCATGCCCAGGGAATACCCGCTGGTCCGAAGGAGGTCCGTGTGGCAAAGGACGTCGTAGCTGAAGCGATCCTTGGCGAACGGATTCGTCTTCAGGTTCCCCTTGTAGTTGCTCCAGTTATCCGACAACTTCTTCGGGCACAGCACCAGCACGGACCGGTTCCGCAGCTCGTAGTACTTCATCACCGCCAGCGCCGTGAAGGTCTTGCCGAGGCCGACGCTATCCGCAAGAATGCAGCCGTTATACGTCTCCAGCTTGTTGATGATCCCGGTCGCCGCGTCGCGCTGAAAGTTGAACAGCTTTTGCCAGACGAGGCTGTCCTGATAGCCGGTCAAGTCGTTTGGTAAGACGTCTTCGGTGATGTCCTCCAGGAACTCGTTGAAGATGTTGTAGAGCATCAGGAAGTAGATCCGCTGCGGCGAGTTTTCCTGATACACCGAGGCGATGTGCTCACAGATGACGGCCGTGACATCCCTGAGCTTCTCCGGATCGTTCCAGATTTGGTCGAACAGGCTGATGTAGGTTGCGGTCACCGATGGCTCATCCATCCTGTTGACCATGTTCGAGACAGCATTGCCTTGTTGGTAGCCAAGATCGACGGCGGTGAAGCCGTGCAGGGGCATGTAGACGGCGTCTGATCCATTCCCCTCCAGGCACGCGAACTGCTGCATGGGTGCTTTGCCGTGATTGGAACGGAAGGCTGTCTTGCGCCGCATCCATTCGGCGCACTCCCTGGCGATCGCCCGCTGCGTGAGTTTGTTCTTCAGCCGAAGCTCAAATTCGCTGCCATAAAAGCCACGCTCACGCTCCAGCTTCGGGATGTGGAACTCCCGATGTTCCTTTCGGACTTTGTCCGTCACCTCACCGGGAACGAAGGTAGGCGACGTGAAGATGAATTGCAGGCAATCGATGGCTTCGAACTCGGCCTTGAGGGCCTCATAGGCGTAGATCGAAAAGCAAGAAGCCGCGATTCGAAGTTTCGCGCCTGAGCCGATGGAGCGCTTGAGATCGTCGCCCAGCAAACGGTTGATGTTGTCGATAATCTCCATGCGTTGTCGATTCGGGCAATGCTGCGCAACGGATCTGCACAAAGCGCTAGCAAGATTGACCAGTCTTTAGAGATACCAAATGGCACATTCGCCGGGGGAATCGCTGCCGGGAACGCCGAACCCGGTCACGAAAACTGCTGGGTACTGAAGTCCGACGCTGTGGAGTTCGAGTGACGCTGCGGCCCCTAAAAGGGCACGTCGTCGTCCTCTGTGGTGGGCGGCGCTTTCGCCTCGTCCGGGGGTAGCGACCCGAAGTTTTCAGGCAACTCGTCTTCTGGCATCTCACTGTGGTTGAGTTCCACCAGTCCGAATGTGTTCGGTGCCGGTCGCGTGAAAATCTGTCCGCGCTTCGCGTAGCTACTCAACGATCCGCTTAACGAAACGCGGCTGTTCTTGTCGGTCGGGCGGCCAATCGCCTTCAATATTTCGTTCACGTGGAGTGGCTTGTTGACCTTCAGAATCGCTTCGCGTGCTTTGGCCACCGCGCTTCCAGGACGTAGGACCTGCTCCGCCGTCAGCTTTTGAGCCATCGGCTCCTTGGGGAGGAGGCGCAACGAGTCCTCCAGCGCCTGGAGATACGCCTTCGCCTGGGCCAACTGAAGTTCCAGAGACCTGATCTCCTCCTGTTTCCTCTCGATGCGCTTTTGAAGTTCTTGTCGGATTCGCATGTGCAGGGCCAGAATCGAGTATAGGGGCTATGGGGCTAACCAGTCAAGTGACAGGATAAAACGACAAAGACGGAAAACCTGATGTTGCGAACCGCATCATGCTCTGTTAACCTACCGGTTGGAGGTCGATTGTGGATCGCCTGAGTGAACTTCTTATCAATAAGTTGGAGAAAAACAAGCGCGTCTCTGGACGCGGCGCGGAGTACTGGATGGCTAGGGACCTCCAGCCCCTCCTAGGCTACAGCCGATGGGAGGGGTTCTTGAACGTGATAGAAAAGGCTCGAATGGCGTGCACGAGTTCCGGAGTGGATGCATCGGATCAGTTTCGTCAAACGACGAAAGGGATCACGGCTGGGAAGGGTGCGCAGGTCGTCCGACAGGATTTCTATCTTTCCCGGTACGCTTGCTACCTCGTTGCCATGAACGGTGACACCAGCAAGCCCGAGGTCGGCTTGGCGCAGACGTACTTCGCCGTACAAACACGCCGCCAGGAGATTCGCGACCAGGAGGACGTTACCACGAGGGTCGAACTCCGCGAACGGGTGAAGGAGGCGAATCGCGCGCTTGGAAGCGCAGCGAAGAACGCCGGTGTGCAGAAGTATGCGCTCTTCCATGATGCGGGCTACAAGGGCCTGTACGGCATGGGTCTTTCGGACCTCAAGGCCCACAAGCGAATCGACCCCAACGATGATCTGCTGGATCGCGCAGGCCGCGTCGAGCTTGCGGCCAACGAGTTCAGGATCACCCAGACTGAGGATAAGTTGCGGCGCGATCGCGTGAAGGGCGAGGTACCCGCAATTCAAACACACCTCGACGTCGGCGAAGCAGTTCGTCGCACGATCCGGCAACTCGGCGGCACGATGCCCGAGGACTTGCCGGCCGAAGCATCGATCAAGCGATTGACCTCAAAGCGGCACCGCGCATCCAAGCCGGAGCCTCAACAACAGTTGCTAATGCCATCCCCCGAGGCAGGAGCCGAACACACGGAGCGATAGCGACCGTGCAGATCCACCACAACGAAAGAGGAGGGGTTCATGGCCTCAGTCAAACTGCTCGGGCCGCCTGACTATAGCGCCGAGGAGCGGCAGGCGCTGATCGATTTCGTGCTGGCCCTAAGGAAGTCGCATATTCGGGATTTCCTGTCACAGGTCGAGTTGCCGCTGTCCGGCACAAAGGAGGACCTTCGCGAAAGACTTCAGGAAGCCCTCGATGGAGGTGACCTCACCTACGAGCGGCTCGTGGATTTGCTCGACTCCGTCGCCCCGTGGGGAAAGCAGCACGTTTTCCTGTACCACGGGCCGCAAGGCGACATGCAGGCATGGAAAGACCCGGAACATATCCAACGTCTCCTGAAGCAACACCGCCTGGGAAAACTCTTCAATGCCAAACTCCCGCTGATCCTCCCGGAGAAGCTGACGCTTTCCTCGATTACGCACGGGGACGGAAGACTGCGGGTAACAGCCGTCGAGAAGCGGGAATACAGGGAGCGGACGCCTCAACACGACGAAGAGAAGGTGACGAAGGACGGCGAACGAGTCATCCTGAAGGCATACATGCATCACGTGGCTCGCACGATTGCGGCCTTCGAGTGGGACTTGAATGCGAACGTTGCGACGCTCCAGATCACCCAGCTTCAGGAAGATGGAGACTACGAGAACCTCGCCGGGGACTTTTCGCGGCTGGTGACGTCCTGGCTCGATGTCAAGCAGTTCGGTGCCGTCGATCTACGGCCGACCATCGCCAAGCTTCACGCGATGGGACAGAACGGTCAGGGCGAGGCTCGCCCGCATGGAGTCAACTATCTGACGCCTCAAGGTAGGCAAGTTTCGGCTCGCAGTCCGAGTCCACGGCATTCAGTTCTGGGTGAAGCTGTGCTCGACGAAGCGATGGAAACCATTCGAAAAAACACCGTGGGTAACTTGGGCAACTTCTACTGGCTCCCCAGCGTCAAAGCGGGGCCGGTCGCCAACCCACTGGACGTCGACATTCACCTGATCATTGTGGGCGCGAAGTCGCGTGTTAATTTTCCCACCCCGAACAGCGAAGAGGTCGTGAGGTATGTTCTTCACAGAGTGCGAGCGCTTAGCTGAGCAGCATCCCAACCTCGCAGGTGTCTTCGAAAAGCTCGATTCCCAATTGAAAGCGATGGGAACGGCGGAGGTCCTTCGCTCGGAGGACCTGGCGAGCTTTCTGCGCATCGAGCCGAACCAGATGCGGTCGGCCCTTGATCTTGTCGCACGCGCCGGAGTTCTCCGTCGCATGGAAATGATCGAGTGTTCGTACTGTCAAATGGCAGCGCTTCATTCTGATTACCAGGAGGCACTGGACGACGACGGCGAATACCGGTGTACAAGCTGCGACCGCGAGCTGACGGCCAGAACGATCCGGTTCATCACGACCTACGAAAACGGCGAAAAGTGGAGGACATTCGCGAAGTCCACGGACGGCTCTGGCGATCCTAGCCGCGGCGACCTTGCTCCTGGCGGTACTCCTGCAAACACCGTGCCCGACGAACAAGCATTTTATTCTCACGGGCGGCTCGCTGCAATTTTCAACGTAGGCGAGGAGGCGCTCCGAAAAAGGCTCGATCGCTACCGAAAACGGAACATGAACGGCTGGAAGCCAAACGAGGATCGCCGCACCAGAGAGCCGAAATACCTTTACCAACTCCAGGCAGTCAGGACCATCGTCGAGGAACTTCGATCGTCCGGTCAGCGTCCGGCGAAATAATTCTTCGGCCTGCAAACCCCGCATCGAGTGGGGCGATTCAGCGCGTCCGCCGTCCGGTGACCGTCCGCTGACAACACAACTTTCGAATCCCCGACTATTCTGCAATCAAATTCTCCAGCGAGGAGGTTTGATGAAGCAGATAGCCAGCACGCGAGACTTACAGCCTCATGAACGCGCGTTTGTGGACTCAATGCGGCGGCTTCAGTTCGGCCGCGTCGAGTCTCTGCGTATAACGCGAGGCGCGCTGGTGCTCGATCCATGGCCCACGATGGTGCAGAGCGTCAAGTTTGCCACGGGGGAATCGACCGACCAGCAACCCGTGGCCGACGAATTCGAACTGAAGCGGCAAGTCATCGAGCTATTCGAGTACGTGCGTGCCGTCGAAGCCGGGGAGATCCACTGTCTCGAGGTGCGGCATGGACTTCCATTTTGCATGGAGATTCAGCATCGGCCCGCCGAGGATGGAGGCAACCGTGGTTGACGGCATCTTCGAGCAGTCCTCTTCCGCCACCCACCGGCTCGCCGCCGTGCGTGCAGCCGCCACGACAGTTTCATATCAGTTGCCCTCGGACGTCCGCCAGGATCTGGAACAAGAAGCTTTGCTTGAACTCTGGCGAAAGCGCCCCGCGTATGATCCGCGGCGTGGGAGTTGGCGCACATTCTGCGAACGGGTGGTTGCCAACAAGATGACTTCCATCGTGCGTCGAATGCGCTCGGAACGATCCGGCCAATTCCGGGAAGATCCGCTCGACAAAGTGGTCGGCATAGCAGCGCCAGACCGCAGCTTGGATTTGCGTTCGGATGTTTCGCGTGTATTGACCGGCGTATCGAGATTCGACCGGCGCGTAGCCCTCTGCTTGATCTGCTTCACTGCCATCGAAACCAGCCACAACCTTGGAGTCTCCCGCGCGACCGTCTACCGGGCAATCGAGCGGTTACGGACCGCGTTTGTAGACGCGGGACTCGCAAATGACCGTCAACGGGCTAGCGCTCTCCTCCCCGGCCACGCCGACCAGATCGAGGCGAAAGCATGACTCCGACTATGCCGGCAACGATCACCAGTTTCGTTGTGCCGGACGGTCTCATCGAGCACGACCAGTGGGTGCTGTGGCGCTACGAAGCTCGCCAGGGAAAACGCACCAAGGTCCCGTATCAGATAACCGGAAAGCCTGCCGACAGCACCGACCCTACGACATGGACCACGTTTGAGGAGGCATCGGGCGCCTGGAGCCAAAATCGTCAGCGCTACGCCGGTCTCGGTTTTGTCTTCTCCAACGAAGATGGTCTCGCCGGTATCGACCTGGATGACTCGCTCGATGAGCAAGGCGACGTCAAGGTTTGGGCGCGCGGAATCGTCGAGCGGTTCAGCGACACCTACATCGAGATCTCCCCTAGCGGTCAGGGTCTCAAAATCTGGGCGCGCGGGTCGTTGCCCGCCAACCTGCCGGGGGTGAAGGTAGGAGACGGCGCTGTTGAATTGTACGACCACGCGCGGTACTTCACGGTCACCGGGCGCGCCTATCGCGGTGCACCGCTTGCGGTCGAGAACCATGCGGATGACCTGCTCATGTTGTACGACCGGCTTACCGCAGGTCGAAAGGCGTGGCCCCTCCAACCACTCCCCGGCGGGCAGATTCCGCATGGCCGCCAGCACAACACGCTCGTAAGCATCTGCGGAACTCTTCGTACAAGAGGTGTCTGCGAGGAGGCGATCGAGGCTTGTCTCCAGATCGTCAATCAGAAGCAGTGTGAGAAGCCGGGGCCGCCCGATCATATTTCGCGGATTGTCCGCAGCTCGCGCCGGTGGGGGACGAAATGAAACCGAATACGCCCCCGGATTGGCTGCCCGCCGTTGATCCACTCGAAGGAGAGTGGCCAGATCCCCAGCCGCTCGAGTGCGAGTTGCCGCCCGTCGAACCAATCACGGAAAACCTGCTTCCGAGTTCTTTTCGTCCCTTGGTTAGCGACGTGGCTGAGAGAATGCAGACGCCTGCGGATTACCCAGCAGTCGCAGTCATACTCGGTCTTGCGGGGGTGGTCAATCGGCGGGCCGTCATCCAACCGAAGGCCAACGACACCAGTTGGATCGTCGTGCCGAATTTGTGGGGCGGGATAATCGCGCCTCCCGGATTCATGAAGTCTCCGGTGATCACGGCCACGACCCGCCCGCTTGTCCAAATTCAGACTGACTGGCGACGGGAGTCCGAGGAAGCGGCAAAGGAGTTTGCCCAGGCGAAAGAGGAGTATGACCTTCGGCGATCGGCGTGGAAGGATCAGTTCAAGTCCAGCGCGAAGAGCGGCAAGCCAGCGCCCGAGCGACCGAACGATCCCCCGGAAGAGCCGACGTCGCGACGTCTGATCGTGAATGACGCCACGTTCGAAGCGCTGCATCAGACCATGAGCGAGAACCCTGCGGGTATCTTCGTGATTCGCGACGAGCTGACTGGATGGTGGAGCACGTTGGATCGGGCCGGGCGCGAAGGGGAGCGGGCGTTCTGCCTTCAGGCGTGGAACGGCGATACCGGCCACACCATCGACCGGATCGGCCGCGGAACGATCCATGTGGAAGCGTGCTGCATGTCCATGTTGGGCGGCATCCAGCCAGGCCGGCTCCGCTCCTATTTGGTTGATGCACTCGAAGACGGGCCGAGCAACGACGGGCTGATCCAACGCTTCCAATTGCTCGTGTGGCCCGATACGCCCGCCGCTTGGCAGTACGTGGACCGGAAGCCGGATGCGGCGTGTGAGGAGATTGCATCGCAAGTATTCCGCAGGTTGGCGCAGCTCGATTGCAACAACCCCTTGCGGTTTCGGTTCGGCACCGAGGCGCAACAGCTTTTTGTCGAGTGGCTGGCAGACCTCGAATCGAAGCTGCGGGGCGGCGAACTCCATGCCGCTCTGGTCTCGCACCTGTCGAAGTACCGTAAACTCATGCCCGCGCTGGCGCTCCTGTTTGAACTGGCGGATCGCGCCGCAGGGGGTTTTGAAGGTTTTGTAGGTGCCAACCAGGGCGAACCGCCAAACTTTTGGGTGTCCCTTGAGCACACCCGCCAAGCTGCGGCCTGGTGCGATTACCTGGAATCTCACGCGCGGCGCGTCTACTCCTGCGTAACAACGTCTCGGATGCGGGCGGCGCGAGAGTTGGCCGACAAGATCAAACGGCGGAAGGTCGGGGCCAATGGATCATTCACGTGCCGCGACGTCTATTTAAAAGGATGGAGTGGCCTGGCCGATCCCGAGGCAGTCAAGCTGTCGCTGGATGTGCTGCTAGACGCCGGCTGGGTCCGAGAACTGGGCGGCGAACCCGGACCGACCGGCGGGCGTCCGTCGGCCCGCTATGCAATCAATCCAAAGGTCTGGCGATGAACATGAGCCGGTGGTTGAACTGGAAACCCAAGGAGCCAATCTTGCGCGACTCGACTGGAGGCGACCCTACAAAACCTACAGAACCAGGTATTGATGGTTTTGAAGGCACGGCTTTTCAAGAAACGTCCGAGATGCGTCCACTTGAGGAAACGCTCCGGGGCTTGGCGGTCGAGCTCTATCTATCCGATGGGGACTGCCTCTTCATCGTCGCGGATGAAGAAGACGCGGCAAAGTTGGGGGAACCGAGGGGCACGATCTACACAGCAGCGGAGGTGCGAAGGGTAATCAAGATTGCCGATCCGTCCGTGGTCAAAGAGGTACACCGCTGGAAGCGGCAGTTCAATGCAACAGTGCGCGACTGTGAGCGGCCCAGCGGTGGACGAAGATGATGCATCAGAATTTGGTAGGCAAACGCGAACGTTGATGTTAAGATGATGGGCAGAGGCCGGTTCGACAGGCCAGCGCAAAGCGCACCCTCCGAAGGAACCCTCCACAAGACAATTAGTGCCGAGCGATGGGACGCTCGTAAATCCCTTCCCTCCTTGCTGTACCCGACGTGTCTCGAAACGACATCCCGATCTACGCCGCCGACGGAACACCGTTGGGCTATCGCACTCCCGAAGCTGCGCGGCGATTGCTCGCCAACGGATACGTGAAACCGTCGTACGGGCGAAAGAAGCAGCTCAGGGCGCTATGGCTTCTTAAGCAGGACGGCAGTAGTCCGGTTGAACCACAGTTCCGGGCCGGGACGAGGTACAGCTTTCCTGAACGTCTCGACAGCGGAAAGCGTTGCTGGAAGCTTCGCCGAGTCGATGGACGAGACGACGACGGCACGCCCGTGGATACGCGTGGCGTTTTCCTCCAGGTGCTCAGAGACTGCTTGACGTTGTGAAGAGCCGAGGGCAAATTGGCGGGCGGTACATTGCTCGCGCTCGTGGTGCTTTCGTTCGAAAAGGACGGCAGCAGCCCGTTAGAGGCATAGGTACTTCCCGGCGCGGAGCGGCGGCGCGTTGAAGAGTAGCGCAAGTTCGCTAGCGTCTGCCGAAAAAAGAGGTGGTCGGTGGTCACCCCCGGCGCGCCCCGTGGGCGGCCGCCCGCCAGCCTGGTAGGACAAGCCAAGACGCCGCGACCGGGCGCAACGTGGGCCAACTGTGCGCGAACGGGCGGCCAACGACGGCCAGGGCAAAGTAGTTCATCCGTGACTCCAGTGCTCCAAGAACCGGTTCCCATTACGCCCGCGCTGGCCCGGCGCATCGAGATCTGGCCCGTGGACCGCCTCGTGCCGTACGCCCGAAACGCCCGAACCCATTCGGACGCCCAGGTCGCCCAGATCGCGGCGTCGATAGTGGAGTTCGGCTTCAATGCGCCGATCTTGGTGGACAGCGACGCGGGAATCGTCGCCGGTCATGGGCGTTTGCTCGCCGCGCGTAAGTTGCGCCTTGTCGAAGTTCCCGTCGTCGTGTTGGACCACCTCAGCGAAACGCAAAGACGGGCGTACATCATCGCCGACAACAAGCTTTCCGAGAACGCGGGTTGGGACGAGGAGATATTGGCGGCGGAACTCGCTGACCTCGAGCACGAGGGCCTCGACCTCCGGTTGGTGGGCTTTTCGGATGCGGAGTTGGAGGCGCTGCTGGCAAACGAAAACGAGAGCGCCGAGCCGAATGAGGAAGAGCCGCTCACCGAGCCGCCTAGTCAGCCAATCACTCAGCCCGGCGACGTGTGGCTGATCGGAAATCACCGGCTCATCTGCGGCGACTGCCGTGAAGTCGCCGTGATCGAGAAGTTGCTGGATGGGAAGCGCGCCAACATCGTGATCACTTCCCCGCCGTACGCCACGCAGCGCGAGTACGACCCAGCGAGCGGCTTCAAGCCGGTGCCTCCTGACGAGTACTGCGATTGGTTCCGTGAAGTCGCGGCGAATATCCAGACGATTCTGACGCCCGATGGATCGTACTTCCTCAACATCAAGGAACACGCCGAAGACGGCGAGCGCAGCCTGTACGTTAAGGATCTGGTCCTGGCGCACAAGCGGCAGTGGGGCTGGCGCTTCGTCGATGAGTTCTGCTGGCGCAAGACCGATAACGGAGTGCCGGGCGGCTGGGGTAATCGCTTCAAGAACGCCTGGGAGCCGGTCTTTCACTTTGCGCGGCAGCCCGAGATCAAGTTCCGGCCCGATGCCGTCAGCCACAAGTCGGAAGACTGCTTCGATTACTCACCGAATAACCCGAGGTCGACTTCCGGCAGCGGGTTGCTGGGGACTGGACCGCGCGGCGCGGCAGCCGACGGCGGGAAGAATCAGGACGCCTGGAAGCGGAGCCGCAGCAGCCTGTCTGATACCAATGGCCGGTACGCGGGCCTAGCGCGTCCGAGCAACGTCATCGAAGCACGCACGGAGTCGAGCCAAGGATCACACTCGGCCCCGTTCCCTCGCGGGCTGGTTGAGTTTTTCGTCAAAGCGTTTACCGACGTCGAGGACTCCGTGTTCGATCCATTCCTCGGAAGCGGAACCACCATGGCGGCAGCTCATGTACTGGGACGCGCCGGGTACGGCTGCGAAATCTCACCAGCGTATTGCGACGTGATTCTACAGAGGATGAAGGCGCTGATGGATCAAGAGCCGATCTTGGAGGCGACTAGAAAACCGTTCAGCGAGGTCGCAGGCAGGCGCGCACAGCTTCAGGACCTCCCGAGGCGGAAGGCATCATGACTGGTCTCGCCAACTTGGTTGTCCAGATCTGGACAATCGACCGGTTGCTTCCGTACGCCCGCAACGCCCGTACGCACTCTGAAGAGCAGGTCGCACAGGTCGCCGCCAGCATCGTAGAGTTCGGTTGGACGAATCCGATCCTGGTCGGTGCGGACGGAGTAATCATCGCCGGCCACGCGCGCCTGGCGGCCGCGAGGAAGCTGAAGATGACCGAGGTTCCGGTTATCGTCCTTGACCATCTGACTCCCACACAGCGCCGGGCGCTGGTGCTCGCGGACAACCGGTTGGCGCTGAACGCCGGGTGGGATGAGGAAATGCTGCGCGTGGAGTTGGAGTCGCTCGAGGAGGACGGCTTCGACCTCGACTTGGTCGGTTTCACGGACGAGGAGGTTGAGGAACTCCTGCGCGATCCAGAGGAGTCCAATGTTGGACTGACCGAAGACGATGCGATTCCCGAAGAAGAGGAGCACGCAGTTACCCTGCGTGGAGACATTTGGTTGATGGGCGAGCACCGACTGCTATGCGGCGATGCCACCAGCACGGATGCGATCCAAGCCATTCTCTCTGGTGGCTTGGCTGACATGGTGTTTACGGACCCGCCGTACAACGTCGATTACGAGGGCAAGACCGCGAAGAAGCTCAAGATCGGCAACGACACGCTCGGCGGCAAGTTCTATGAGTTCCTGCGCGATGCGTGCGCGAACGTGCTGACGGTAACGAAGGGCGCCATCTACATCTGCATGTCGTCGTCGGAGTTGCACACGCTCCACCAGGCATTCACCGATGCC